AAGTGAAAGGATTACCATCTTATGAAGATACATACAACCAATTATTATTATTATTAACTTTATCATATTTAATAGTTGCTATTCAAATTAGTATTCCTAGTTTTAAAACAAAAAAAACATTCCCAGGTTGTATTAAATCATTTACAGGTTATCCTTTGGATGGAGACCAAGATAAAACTACAATAATTTATATTTCTTGTATTGCTAGTAAAATTAAAAGTTCAATTAAACCTTGGAATACATTATTAAAAGTTTCTGAAGCAAATATTGCAAAAAAAATAGAAGCATTGATTGAAAAATATATTGTAAGTGATAAAACTATTATTGAACTTTTTCAAAAAAAGAGACAATATTTAATGTTAAATAAGGAAGAATTTATTCCGGATGAATTATCAATTGCTAATTGGCAGAATTTTATGCCTCCTTTATACACTATAAAAATTTCAAAAGACAACACTTTACCATTATCAGATACATTTAAAGATGGATTATTAGATATGTTTAGAAAAGGTAAAAAAAATGAAGTTTTAGAAACTTTAATATCAAAAAGTATTTACTTAAGTAATAATATTATTGAAATTATAGAAAAAATAGTAGAAGCAAATAGTAGTTTATTAGAAAATTCTGCAGGTGATCCTTTCTTAGAAAATGCTTGTTGTAATTCTACAGTAAATACTATAAATTATTTTATTAAAAGTGATAAAACTATTTTAGATAATAACAATTTAGTTGAATATTATAGTAAAATTTTAGAAAATATTGATTCTTTAAATAAATCATCAATTTTATATCATGCTGAAAATACAAAAGTTTTATTACCCATTGTACAATCCGATTTTAATGAAGAAACTATATACAAAACTTTTATTTATTTTTGTAACTTTAATAATAATTTACCAATTGATGATGAATTGAGAAGTATTTGCATGGATAAACCAAGTAGTTTTGATTCTACAAAAGATATTTCTGAAATTATTGAATCATTAAAATCTCAAGGAAAAATATACAATAAATCTACATTTGATGAACTAATAAATATTATCAATAAACGAAATATATTACAAGCAAATTTAAATTATCCAATTATAAATAATATAGAATCTTTGAGAAATATTTTGAATGATTATTTAGAATCACCAATAGAAATAAAAAGTGATGAAAAATTATTTGAAAAATTGAACACACTTTTTGATACATTTGATATAAATAGTGGTGATGAAAAAGAATTAGATAGTGTTAAAAATTATTTAGCGAAAACTAATAATCAAATGAAAAATTCATTATTAGATTTTGTAAAGAAAATACCAAATGTGGGTAAATCATTACTAGGAACTATGGAAAAATTATTAGACTTTGAAATAAATATTGAAAATTGTAAGTTTTATGATAACTATTTAAATAATCTAATTAATATTTTTCCAAATATAATTTTAAATAAGAAAATTGAATTAAAAAATATTCCTAATCACTGGTTGCTATCTGATACACATAATAAAGATATTATAAATATTTTAGAAAATTATTACAAAAAACTAAATAATTTTTCACTATTACCAGGGTTAGATATAGTTTTCAAATTTATAAAAAATAAAACAAATATATTTAGCAATTTAATGAAATTTTGTAAATTTATAACACCAATTAGAATAAGTAACTTAAAAGAAGAAACATATATTCCAAGTATATTTGATAAAGAATTTATTACATATTTTTATAATTACATTTTTTATAGTGTTTTTAATGAATATATAAGAGTTACAAAATATGAAGATTTTATATTAGAAATTGGTGAAATAGATGATTATAATGAAGAAGAAATGAATAAATCAATAATAAATTATATTTTTGAATTCTTAACTATAATAAATAATCATTTAGATCTAATAAATAATACCTACAAAAAAGTTAAAGAAAAAATATCATATGCAAAAGAAAAAGAAAAAGATTTAATTACACAATATTTAAAAGATTTAACTGATGAAGAGAGAGAAGTAGAAAATATATTCAAAAATAATAAATTAGAAAGCTGGAGTGCTGGATTACAAAAAGGATTAACACAATATGTTGCATCTAATTATGATGAAGAAAGAGAGAAAATGGAAAAACAAGCACTTAAAGAATACAAATTAAACCAAAATAATAATGTTACAGAAATGAATAAACAAATTTATCAAATAGATGAAGAAGAACTCGAGAGAAGAGAACAAGAAATAGAGGATGAAGAATATAATATGGGTAATATTCCTGATGATGATGATGATGTAGATAGTGATTATGAATATTAATAAAATATTTTTTAAAATCGATTTAAAGATAATTTATGGTAATATTATATTATAAATGGCTTCTGTAATCGTTATGGTAATGATGTCCAATAATGCAGCACTACTAAATGTAGTACCATCTATTAAAACTTGGAGATATATAGGTTCCACTCAGCCACTTCCTAATTTTGATCCACTTAATATTCTTGATAAAAAAAGCGAAAATAAAATGAAATATACACGTGAAGCAGAACTTCAGCATGGGCGTTGTGCTATGGCTGCAATTCCTACTATTGTCTTTTTTGAACAAATGGATAAAGATGGATCCATGTTAGGTATTAATTACCTAAGTTCACTTGATGCTTATCACCAGGCGCCATTTTGGCTTGGAATGGCTTCATTTGAAGTACTTCGTATGGGACGAGGTTGGGTAAATCCCTTTACTGAAAATAAAACATTTTATTTAAAACAAAATTATCAGCCAGGAAATCTAGGTAACTATAATATGTCTACTATTAGCGATGAACTTCTTAATAAAGAACTTAATAATGGAAGACTAGCAATGATTGCATTTATGGGAATTCTAGCACAAGAACTTGTAACAGGTGAAAATGTATTTTAAAAAAATTATAGTTAATTTATAATTAATATTATATTTATTTTATATAATATTAATATGTTTTCAAAATTTGTAAGAAATAATATACCATTGGTATCAATTATTATATTTGTTTTATTATTTATTTTACTTATACTTACTAAACCATCTCTCGTTTTTGATAAAAATGGTAAACCTAGAGAATTTGGACTAGGGTACAGAAATAAAACAGTATGCCCTATTTGGTTAGTGATTATTATATGTGGAATATTTTCATATTTAGGAGTTTTATATTATGTTAATTTTAGAAAATTATTATTTTAAAAAAAAATAAATAAAATTTTTTTATTAATTATTTTATTTACTCAATTGGTTTAAAATAACTATCATCAATTTGAATATAACTATTTTTTGGTAATTCATCAAATGATAATTGAATACTTCTTAATTGGTGATTACTTAATTCTACTTCATTATTACTATCTTGTTGTGTTAATAAATGATTACCAAATTTAGTAATAAATTGTGATAAGCGACCTGTAAAATCTTGGCTTTCTGATTCAGGCGGTTCTTCTGTTAATTTTCTCCATTTTTTACCATATACTGGTACATATGATTTTTCAAACATATCAGAATAATCTTTATTTGCTTGTTCTAATGTTTTTTCACAACTCATATTTATTATAAAATTATAACTAATTGATGCTATTAATGTTCCCGCTAACACATACCAAAATAATCTACCAATTACATCTTTTACATTTATTAATGCAAATAATTGAACTATATTAGGATCTCTATATAATCCTTCTTGATTATCAGTATGATCACCGGGAATTTTTGTAAACCTCTCTTGATTTAATTGTCTTATAAATCTTTTATATTTATCTTCTTCAACATCTATTTCATTTATAAATCTTGGATAATTTTTTTCTATATTATCTAATGCTTTTTTTAATGTTGAATTACTATCTTCATCTGAATATGATCTTAATACGTTTTTTAATACTGTAGTTGCACCTAATGTATTTATTACAATATATCCAATAGTATTTGAAAATGGTTTTATCCATCCTGGTAATAATTCTAAAAGAAAAAATAATATTCCAAATATTATTATCCATGGCGCTAATGTTATTATAAATACTTTACCCCATTGAATTGAATTTTCATAACAAATACTCTTTGATATATTTACATTAATAAAATATGTTCCACTTATTAAAAATATTATATATATTAATGTATAAATTTGAGTTGTAGAAGAACTTGTTGTTACCTGCGTAAGAGTACCCGAACTAATTATAGTATATATCATTATAAAACCATAAATAACAGTCATTGTTAAAAAATAAACTACTGATATAGTAGCACTTGGTAGTTTTTTTAATTCATTTGTACTTTCTCTTAATACTGATTCCATTTCTAATTATATCTATATGTATAAATTATTTTTATAAAATAACTATAATAATTAATATTTGATATTTAATGGATTTAAAAAATATCAATAATTATTTAAATTTTAATAATTCTAGTGATTCTAATTATTTTAATGATAATATTAATAAACCAAAACTTATAGAACCAGGAGTTAAATATTTTTTTAAAGGAATTTTAAAAGAATGTCATAACTATAAGCAAAAAAATTATAATTTAGTTTATAATTTATTCTTATTTATTTTATTCTTTTTAATTTTAGGAATAATATTATTTTATAGATACAAAGGAAACAAAACACCAGAAGAAGAATATCAAAAAAATCTTAAAGATAAACAATATATAATGTCTAAATTAGTTTATTATAATCGTGCCAATTTAGAAAATCAACAACGTATTCAAAATAATATGATCACTAACTTACCAGACTTTAGTAATCACCCAGAAGCGTCTTTATTACACAGAAAAATATATTTTTAATTTATAATATGGAACAATCACTTAAAAAAAAACTAGTACAAGAAACTGATTACTCTAAATATTTAGAAGAATTAAAAACTTATTACAATCTTAAAAAAACATACACAAAAACAAAAGAAACAAAGATCAACAAACTTATTAATAGTAAGGATTCTATTGAAACTAAGAAAAAATTATTTTCTAAAGAAAAGTTTAAATGTATTAATTGTCATCAAATTGGTGGCACTATTTTTTTTGAAAATAACAAAATATTACGTGCTACTTGTGGTAATACTACAAAACCTTGTGATCTTAATTTAGAAATAATTAAAATGAGCCCCGTTTTAATAACTAATGAACTAAAAGATACTAATATTTCATTAATTAATAAAAAAAAACAAATTATTATTACAAAATTAGATTTCTTATTTAATTATATTGAAGAAGATAAAGCCGTTGAATCATTTGAAAATTTTAAATCTGAATTAAATACTCTTCAAGAAAAATACAATGATTTATTTTCATTATACTCATCTATTACCAGTAATCCAGATACCGAAGAACATTTAAATCAAAAAATTATAGAAATTGACTCTTTAGTTAATGAATTTAAACAATTTATAAAACTATTTAAAGAAACTGAAGAAACTAGTTATTTAAAAGATGCACTATTTTTATATACTAGTAAAATTAAATCATTAGACGAATATATTACTACTCTTAAATATAAATATAATTCTGTTGAAAGTGATGATACATACAAATATTTAATCCAAAATAAATATAATATTAAAAATTTAGAACTTATCAGAAAACCACAATAAATTTTTTTTTATTACAATATATTAAATGATTAAAAACTTATTTAAAATAATTAATCTTAAAGTTTTTTTAATTAGTTTATTTATTGGTCTTATTTTTATGTTTTTTGATAATGAAAAAAAGAGAATATCTGTTTATCCTACTCCATCTAATATTGATTCAATCCAATATCAAGATAAAGCCGATAATTGTTTCGAGTATACTATGGAAAAAGTTAAATGTCCTTCTAATAAATCTAAAATTAATCATATTCCTGTCCAATAAATATATTACTTAATATATAATGATTGGTAAAGGATTGAGCACTGCTGTTAATAATATATTATACACTGACCGAGGCCGTTTTATTCTTGCTATTATATTAGGTTTAGGTTTAGCTACATTATTTAGAAAATTTTGTGATGGAAAAAATTGTTACGACTTTATTGGACCAGAACAAAATGCTATAAGAGACCAAGTTTTCTCTTTCGACACTAATGATAATGAATGTTTTGTTATGAGAGAAAAAGCCACTAAATGTAATAATAAAGCTAAAACTATTAAATTTGCGTAAATTCCTATATAAATATTTACTAAGCTATAATAAATATTTATTATGGAATCTTCTGGAACTACCTCTATTTCAGAATTACCTGGTAATAATTTACCTAATTCATATGAAAAACCATTACAAAGTCAAACTAACACTAATAATGTTGTTTTAACAAAAAATGAAGTTGTTTCTGAAAATACTTCGCAATTAGCTAACCCTATGATGCAACAAATTCCCACAAAACCCACAGAACAAAATCAACTAGAAAATCAAAATAATTATAATGAAATGATTAATCAACTACAAAAAGCCACTATGGCTGGTGCTACTACATTACCAAGTCGAGATATTCCTATTAATACAACCGCCGTAAATAATGATAACCAAATTAAACCTAACTTTATACCTGAACCTCAAAATACCTATTATATTAATAACTCTCAAAACCCCGAAGACCTTATTTCTCAAAATAATAAAAAACAAAATTCTTTAGATAGTCTTGATGCATTTTATAATGAATTTCAACTACCCTTATTAGTTTCTGTTTTATATTTCCTTTTTCAATTACCTATTTTTAGAAAAACCCTAAAAAAATTTTTACCTTCACTTTTTGGTAATGATTCTAACCCTAACTTAAATGGTTACCTATTTAATAGTGCATTATTTGCTTCTATATTCTATATATTAGTTAAACTTGTTAATCATTTAACATTAAATATATCTTAAATTTTTAATATTTCTATATTTTTTTCATATGCTAATTTACAAACTAATTCATCATTTTTATAATCATTTATATATTTTATTGAATTTATACCACATGAAACCATCAATTTCATACAATTATAACAAGGATAATGCGTTATATATGCCGTACATCCATCTGAACTCACTCCTCTTTTTGCACAGTCTGTTATTGTATTTTGTTCTGCATGAATTGTTGCTATATTATGATTATCTCTCATCACCATCTTATGCTCACAACCTGCTATATATCCATTATATCCTTGTGCTATTATTCTATTCTCTTTTACAAAAATACAACCCACATTTAATCTCTCACAAGATGAACGTCTTGCTGTTAAATTCACTAAATCTTTGAAATATTCCTCCCAAGATGGACGCTGTCTTTTCATTTATTTTATTATTTATTTATATTTAAATGATTTAAAAATATAATCTATAACATATTATATGCAATTACTTGACCTCTTTGAAAAACTTAAAAATAAAAAATCATTTAATACTCCTAGTGGAACTATATTCAGAGTTTTTGATATTTATGAACGCGATGGTAAACATATGGATGGAACACCATATGTATTTATAAAACCTGAAGTTGAAGAAAAAAAAAATAAAAAATCACTTAACTAAATTAATAATATATTATTATAACTAATAATATATTATTATTATGTTTTACACATGAAGAATGATTAGAAAGAAGACTTTTTGAAATTAAAAATAACTTAGAAGTACAATCAACCGGATTTATTTTCACATATAGAAAAAGTTTTAAAGCAAGAATTAGAATTAATAAAGAAATGAAATATTTTCTACATAGGATAAAAAAATGTTTGTCAAAAATTGTTGAATAAACAAATACAAGAAAATATAATGTTAGCATAAATGTATTTAAATAGTTGGAATATAATCCCATCCTAAATCCGCACATATTAATTTCCATATAAGATCTTGCTCGATTTTTTTCTCTCGGTCTTTTAACATCGGAAAAAAAGGTAAAAATTTATTCTCTCCTAACAATTCACATAATTTATATAATGTATAATAATAATTTAAAAAATTAACCCTGTCTCTTGGACAATATTTTGAATATGGTTTTTGAATTTCCATAAATAAATTACATAAAGTTTCTTCTAATTCTTGAGACATTACAGGAGGTTTTATACCTAACTTATCTTTTATAAAAGGTATATGTTCATAATATTTATTATATCCTAAATTTTTTAATATTTCTTTTGTTTTCTTATTTGTTAGATCTTTTATTTCTAATCTCTCTTTCTTTATTTGATTTTTTATATTTTCAAATACTTCACTTGGTATATGAGTGCTTTCTTTTGCTTGAAATTGTGCTAATATTTCTCTTAAATGATTTATTCTTTTGTATGCATAAAAACATACCTCTTTTGGTGGCTCTTTATAAGAAGGTTTCTCATTTTCAATTAAATATTTCATCGAACGAGAACAATTATTACAAACACATATTCCATCAGTTTCTGCATAAACCATTTCACCTTTATTACAAAATTTACATATATCTGATTCATAACAGTAATTATCATAATTTAAAAATGAATTATTAATATTATAAAAATATTTATCAATTGTACTTGATTTTTCTTCTGTTATTTGTACATTTTCTTCTTCTTGCTTATCTATATAAAAAAATTGATTTATTTTACTACTATTTATACTAACTTTTGAATCTACATTACTTGTTATGTTTTTTTTTTCCTCAAAATAATCAAAAATGTGTTTAGAATTATTTAAAAAATAATCTTTTCTATCTTTCTCTAATTTATATATCGCATTTTTTAATTCTTTTATTTTATTTTCTGTTATTTCTAATTTATCCTTTTTTTTTTTATTTTTCGTATTATTTAGGAATTTTTCTAATCTTTCAATTTCTGCATTATATTTAGGAATTAATACTTCTTTATTATATTTAAATTCATCTAACATTTCTGTGTGTTTTTTATCTAAAGTCACATTTTTTCCTGATACTTTATTCATTTGTACTATATTTATGTAGTGCAATTAAAATTTATATATATTTTAATTAAAAAATATTAATTTTTATTAATTAAATTAAATATTCAAAATTTTTTTTCTTTAGTCATATTATAAAAAATGGCTGGAGGTCTTATGCAATTAGTTGCCTACGGGGCTCAAGATGTTTACCTTACCGGTAATCCTCAGATTACCTTCTGGAAAGTCACATACCGTCGTCACACCAACTTCGCGATGGAATCTATTGAACAAACTTTCAATGGCCAGGCTGACTTCGGTCGCCGTGTTACTTGCACCATCTCTCGTAATGGTGATTTAGCCTACCGCACATATTTACAGATTACCCTCCCCGAAATTGGCCAGTCTCTTAACTCGAGCGGTGAAGTCTACGCCAGATGGTTAGACTTCCCCGGTGAACAGCTCGTCTCCCAGGTTGAAGTTGAAATTGGTGGCCAGCGTATCGACCGCCAATACGGTGACTGGATGCACATCTGGAATCAGCTCACTCTCTCTAAAGAACAGGAACGTGGCTACTTCAAAATGGTTGGTAACACCACCCAGCTCACATACGTCTGTGACCCCAACTTCGCTGCGGTTGATGGACCTTGCTCTGCTAATGGCGTCCGCCAGGTCTGCGCTCCCCGTAATGCGCTCCCAGAAACCACCCTATACGTTCCACTTCAGTTCTGGTACTGCCGCAATCCCGGCCTTGCGCTCCCATTAATTGCGCTCCAGTACCACGAAGTCAAAATTAACCTAGACATCCGTAACATCGAAGAATGCTTATGGGCTGTCAACAACATCACTGGTTCGGGAACCAAAGTCTCCGATGCCTACAAACAGTCACTCGCCGCGGCTTCGCTTTTCGTCGACTACATCTTCTTAGATACCGACGAACGCAGACGTATGGCTCAGAATCCCCACGAATACCTCATCGAACAGCTCCAGTTCACTGGTGATGAATCGGTTGGTTCCTCGTCCAATAAAATTAAACTCAATTTAAATCACCCTTGCAAAGAATTAATCTGGGTAGTCCAACCCGATGCCAACGTTGACTACTGCGCGTCGCTAACAGCCAACACCCACCTCAATAACTTACTTGGTGCGCAGCCTTTCAATTACACTGATGCCTTTGATGCGCTACCCAATGCCGTTCATGCCTTCGGCGGAGCTAATGCTACATCTGGTGCTAATGCCGTCATCACTTCCTCTGGATTCTTTGAGGACCCCTTTGCCAATGACGTTAACAACGTAAGTGCTAATGCCCTAGGTACCACCACTGACTCTGGTGTCTCTGATGCCGGTACATTCGTTCTCGCTGAAACTGCCCTCGACATGCACTGCTGGGGTGAGAATCCAGTTGTAGTTGCCAAATTACAGCTTAATGGCCAGGACCGCTTCTCGGAGCGTGAAGGTACATACTTCGACCTTGTCCAGCCATTCCAGCACCACACACGTGCTCCCGACACTGGTATTAACGTTTACTCGTTCGCCCTTCGCCCAGAAGAGCACCAGCCATCGGGCACATGCAATTTCTCGCGCATCGATAACGCGACACTCCAGCTTGTCCTATCTAACGCGACTGTCCAGGGTGTTAACACCGCTAAAGTCCGTGTCTACGCGGTCAACTACAATGTCCTACGTATCATGAGCGGAATGGGTGGGTTAGCATACAGTAATTAAATTCAACTAACAAAAAAATAATATAATTAAAAATTGATTTAAAGACATATTCATATTATAAACTATAATAATATGAATAACATGGAGCAAATAAAACCTATATATCATATAGATGATACACTTAAAGAATGTAAGATTATATATGGAGATAGAATATATATATTAAATAGTGAATTATTTTGTAAAATATTAAATTTTGACAGATATTTTAGAATTCATAATATTAATGATGATTATCCATCTTATAAAATAAATAATAAATATATTGATTTTTTAGAATTTGCATATGGATTAAAAACAGAAAATTATAATTTGAATTTTCTTAATGGAAATAAATATGATATTAGAGATAATAATATTATAATTGAAAATAAATCTTTTAAAGAATTAGTAAAAAAATTTAATGTAATTGAACATATTTATAATGGAACAAGAGTAAAAGAAGGAAGATATTCTGGACAATATAAAAATCCAGTATGTAAAATTTTAAATGAAAAAAATGAGGAAAAATATTTAATGCTTTGTAATAGAAATATTATGTGTATATTATGTCATCATTCTTATAAAATAATTAGAGAATTTGAAAAAAAAAATAATTATGAAATACCTATTATTTGGTCTTATCAAGAAAATGGTTATATTCAAGGAAATAATAAATTATTTATACATCAAGTAATAACAGATTGTTATGGTAATGGAAGAGGAACAAAAGAAATTAGTGTAGACCATATTGACCAAAATCCTTTAAATAATTGTTTTAATAATTTAAGAATTGCAACAAGAAAGGAACAAGAACAAAATTGTAATGGAACTAAAGAAGGAACAAAGAGAGAACGCAAACATAATGCAAGAGATTTACCCGAAGGTATTACCCAAGATATGCTTAAAAAATATGTAGTTTATTACAAAGAATGCTATAATAAAGAGAAAGATTTATGGAGAGAATTCTTTAAAGTAGAAAAACACCCAAAATTAGATAAACCTTGGATAGGTTCAAAATCAGAAAAAATTTCAATAAAAGACAAGTTAAATGAAGCAAATAAAATTGTAGAAGATTTAGATAACGATACTTATGAAAAAAAAGAGAGAGAATTACCAACTTATTACAATTTTAATAAAGCAAAAACTCACCTTATTTATGATAGAAAATTAGATGATGGAAAAAGAGAAAATCTTAAAATGAAATTACCCGAAAATTATAATTTAGAAGAACAATTAACATTAATTCAAACAAAAGTTAGAGAGAAATACGGAATTTAAGAGAAAATATAATATTATTATAATTCATAAATAGAAACCCAAGACCACTTCTATTTATCAACGCGTGTTTATTGCCTAATTATAAATTTTATAGTTTGCATTTTTCTCTCGGCGAATGATAATTAAAATTTATATTTATTTATTTCATATAAATATAAATTAAAATATTAAACTATATTAAATGCAAATAAGTTTAGTGAAAAATAGTTTCTATTTTACTTACATATTTTTAATTACTACCGGAACTATCTGTTTTATTGAGGCTTTAAGAAATCCTGACCCTAAAGTTCGCCATATTATGAATTTAGAAACCTGTATTTCTGTTGTTGCTGGTTATTTTTATGGACTTTTTGTCGCCAAAATTGATAAATCAGAAAAAGACAAAAAAAATGAAGAAATGCCTTTAAAAGAAATTAACGATAATAGATATACTGATTGGGCTATTAGCACTCCTCTTATGTTATTAGTTTTATGTCTTGTTTTAGGAATGGAAAATAAACATGTAGTCAATTTCTGGGTCTTTATGTTAATTTTATTATTTAACTTCTTAATGTTAGGCGCTGGATACATAGGAGAACTTGGAACATTGACTAAAACCTCTGCTAATATGCTTGGATTTGTATTTTTCACATTAATGTATGGAACTATTTGGAGTGTTTATATGAGAAATAAAAAAACTATCAATTCATTAGTTATCTTTTGGTTATTTGTTGTTTTATGGGCTTTTTATGGAGTTTTCTATCAAACTGATACTTTAACTAAAATATTTGGTTATAATATATTAGATTTACTATCAAAAGCATTTGTCGGTATATTCTTTTGGTTATATTTAACTAAATCTGTTAAATTCTAAATAATTATATTTTTAAAAGTTTAATATAATTATTTAACTTGCTGATAATAAAACTCCTAATCCTACTAATCCCACCAACACAGGTAAAGGTTCAAATGCAGGTAAAATCCTACCAGGATTATTTATATTATGAGCAAGACCTGTACTTGGAAGAGCTACTTGTAACTTTGGTCCCTGTTTTCCTGATGCTCGTGATAATCCTAATGCTCCTGATGATCCTGATTCTTCTTCTGTTTTAGATTCTCCTTCTCCTTCTCCTTCTCCTTTTGCTTTTGCTTCTCCTGTTTGTTTTGTTGTTTTTTCTTTACTTTTATCACCATCACTAATATCACCTTCTTTACTTTTCTTAGTTACATCTTTTACAATTTTACTTGCTTCTTCATCAGCAGCTTTTTTCTTGGCAGCTTCTTTATTAGCTTTTTCCTTAGCATCAAATTTTTTTGGTGTTTTACCTTCATCATAATGTCTAAATAATGCAATTATTTTTTCATGTTTCTTAATTGCCGGAACTCTTTCTCCTATTTCTTTAAATCTTTTTTTTAATTCTTCAACTGTAATTTTATTATGATCAAAATCTTTTAAACATTGTATATACTTTCGTTCTTCTTCTTTATCTTCTTCTTCACCTTCTTCTTCACCTTCTTCTTCACCTTCTTCTTGACCTTTTTCTTCATCTTCTTCTTCGGCTAGTGGTTCAGGTTTAGGTTCAGGTTGAGGTTCAGGTTTAGGTTCAGGTTTAGGTTCAGGTTGAGGTTCAGGTTTAGGTTCAGGTTTAGGTTCAGGTTGAGGTTCAGGTTGAGGTTCAGGTTGAGGTTCAAGTTGAGGTTCAGGTTGAGGTTCAGGTTGAGGTTCAGGTTGAGGTTCAGGTTGAGGTTCAGGTTGAGGTTCAGGTTGAGGTTCAGGTTGAGGTTCAGGTTGAGATTGAAGTTGAGGTTGAGATTGAGGTTGAGGTTGAGGTTGAGATTGAGGTTGAGATTGAGGTTGAGGTTGTGCTTCAGGATTAAATGGTTTATTCAAAACTTCTACCTCACTTCTTAGTTTTTGAACTTTTTTTATTGATTGTGATGGTTGTGATGCTTGTGAATCTAAATTTGCTGGTAAACTACTTGGTCTTGCAGAACTTTGTCTTTGTGAACCTAAATTTTCTTTTTGAGTAGATGCTTGTAGTTGTGAAGTTGAATCCTCGCTCTCTTTATTTGCAATAATAACACCAGAATATCGTATTTCTTCTAAAGAAACTTCTCGTTTTTTTACTTTTTCCACTATATTTTTATATATTGTGTAAGTTTTTGGAATTAAAGCTGAATAATGAACATTTAGTCTATTTGACATAAAAATTATTTTGTCTTTATTATTTGCAGGGTCATAATTTATAGGTGTAAATTCTGTAAATTGAGAATTAGCTTTTTGATCAAAACCATTTCTTTCATGAACTAATATTTTTATACTATATAAGTTAGCCAAAGCTATAACATTTTTATCTGTTTGAAATTCTATAGAATTTGGATGAGTTATTTTTATATCTCTTTCTGTAAACTCATGCTTTTTACTATTAGTTAACATATAATAATATACACTTTCATTTATTTTTTTTATATTAGCTCTTAATTCTTCTTTTGGAGTTTGTAAATCTCCATAAATAGCTCTATAAAATGCAAAATATAAACATTTATTATCATCTGATTCCGTATCTATTAAAGTAAAATTATTTTCAATATAGTTAATTTCTGTTTCTTTACTTCCTCCTCCTATAAATTTTCTTTTGGATTTTTTAATTGTTTTATTTTTTCTATATACCATAATTAATATAAATATATATTATATATAATGAAATTAGTTAAAAATTTAAATAAAAATCTAGATAATTTAATTAAATTTAAATTTAACAAAATTACCATATTAGTATTTTTAATGTTCTTCTTTTCATTTATATATATGTTATTGGATGATTCACACTTCTCAGGAGTAAATAAATTTAAAGAAATTGTAAAAGAAGAAGTAATTAAAGATAAAGCAAAAAAAAAAATACAGGAAAATTATACGGGTTTCAACTATTTAAATAAAGAAGACATTATTGATAACGTTGCTAAAGAAAGTGAAAAGGCTGCTGTAGAAGAAGAATTAAATCCAGAAAAAGTTGAACCATCATTAACTAATAGATATTTTAATAGATTATATTTCGCTATTGTTACAGGTTGTTTATTAGGTTATGGTGATATATATCCTGTTAGCAATTTATCTAAATTAATTTGTGGAGTTCAGGGACTATTTACTGTTGCATTAATTATCTATTAAATAAATAATACATAATAATATTAATATTATGGATAGATGTTTTATTTGTATGGATGATTTAGCTGATACTGTCTTTTTACCTTTAGATGATGAATATTTTGGTCAAAATATTAGTATATTTAAAAATACTTTTATTGAAAAAGATAAAGATAATTATAAATTTGTATATCTTTTAATATGTAATACTTGTATTGATTCTTATTTAAAAAAACACGGAAGAATACATAAATATTTAAGAAATAGAGAGATTGGTTTAATGTAAATTAATATATAATTTACATATATAAAATAATGGAAATAGTAAAAAACAATTTATTAGTAGTTAAAGATGATTCTAAACGAGTTCGGAAATCTAATGCAGTTAAATTACCACCTGAAATTAATGAATCAATGATTCCAAAATATGTTGTATATTATAAAGAATGTTATAATCGTGAAAAATTGTTATTTAGAGAATTTTTTAAGATTGAAAAACATCCTAAAGTCACTACTAATAGAGTATATACTTCTAGTAAATCTAATAAAATTAATATTTTAGATAAATTAGAACAAATTAAAAATATATTAGAAAATATTGAAAATGATTTAAATGAAGAAACATTTAATCAAGAAGAAGTCAAAAAAATAACATTACCAAAATATGTTTCTTTAAAAAAACATGAAAATGATGATGAAAGATATTATCTTATTTTTGATAAAAAAATAGGACAAAACAGACAAACTTATAAAGCACTTTGTAATAATAAATTACCAATCTCTCAAAATTTAGATGAATTTTTAAAAAAAATAAACGAAAAATATTGTTTAATTTAAAATTGTTTAAATTAAAATTTTTTAAACTTTATTAATTATAAATATGTTTATATTAGACATGTTAAATAAAGATGTTTTAAATATTATACTTAATAATTCTCATATTGAATGTCATACTTGCAAAGTACAATTTAATTTTAAAAAAAATTTCTACAAAAAACAAGCCAAGTTTTACTATTGTAGTAAAATATGTTATGAATTTAATTAATACTTAAAAAAAGTTCAATATTACTATTTAAAATGATTTTTAATATTTTTTCATTTGTATATACTTTCAATTTATGTATTGTTGGCAGTAAAAGTGGATTAGGAAGCGAATTAGTTTATCAAGGATTACAAGATAATAAAAATATTTTAGCACTTTCTAAAAATAATGATAAAGTTTTGATCCCATATCGAGGTGGCGGTTTAGATTTAAAAAGTACAAATGAACTTATTGAAAATGATAATTTACAAACTGATAATTATCAAAATTTTAACAAATATAAATTTGATAATATCATATTTACATTAGGCGGTAAACCTTTTATTGATGATTACTCTGCAATTATTACTGAAAACATATTATCTAATCAAAATAATAATTTGAAAAATATTGTATTAATTAGTGCATTTGGTGCTGGAGAGACACTTCAAAATGCTAATTTAGGCATTAAAATTATGAATAATTTATATCTCAAAAGTGTTTATGAAGCAAAAAATCAACAAGAAACACTTATTAACGAATACAAAAAAAACAACAATAATGTTAATATTTTTATTTTACGCCCTAAAGTTCTCTCTTATGGTAAAACTAAATCTATTTATAACGCTAAATCTAGACAACAACTTGCTACAGAAATATTACAAACTATTGAAAAATCATAATTCTCTCCCATGAATTAAAATTATTAACTCATTTTCACATACATCTGGCTTATATGAACTTAAATCTTTCAATTTTTCTTTGAAACTTTGTACTGTTGTTTCCTTTAATGGTGGTGCTTCATTTACTAAATTTTCATATTCTTTATATGCCCATTTTACAAATTCTGATGCAGGTGTTCTATCACTTCTTTTTAAAGATAATTGTAATTTTATTGTTCTATAAAAGTTTGAATATTGTTTACTAAATAATTTATGTTCTGATGCTTTCTCATCTGCATTATAAAATTGCTTCAATGATTGTAATAGTGATGAAAATAATCCTACTCCGCCTACTATATACATTACATATTGATAATATGGCGATGATGCTGATGCTAATGAAAGTGATGATGATAATCCAGTTATTACAATACTAGCCATCGAAAATCTATTACTTTTTACACGCCAATATTTTCTCTCATAACTATGCATTAATCCTAAATTTCCACATTTCTCTCCCCAACATTTCAATAAATCTTCTATTTCTTCATACCATTCAGTAATTTGAATATTTAATGTACTATTTGATAAATCTACGCTCGATATATTGTTTTTTGGTAACAATTTATCGGTCAAACTATCTGCATTTGTGTAATACATTTCCATAATAAATATATTTTTATTTTTTTAAATATATTTATTTTTATAAAAAAATTTTAATTAAAAAAAAATTGATTTAAAAATTTATTTTTTAAACACTCTATAAATCCAAAGATGACTAACTCGAAGATTCAGGAAGTTGTTGCTATTATGGATCGCTCCGGTTCTATGGCCGGTAAGGTTGAAGATGCTGTTGGTGGATTCAATTCTACTCTTGAAGTTCTGCGCCAAGGACTAACCGATGATTCTACTATTAATGTTTCTGTTAAGCTTTTTGATAATGAAGAGGAAATGCTTATTCGTTCTATTCCTCTTGCTGATGTTAGGCCTCTAGAAACTCGCCAGTTTATTCCCCGTGGACAAACCGCACTTCTTGACGCCATGGGAAATACTCTTACCTTCTTTATGGAAAAGAAGCTAATGAATCCTGAGGCATACGATTGTTGTACTATTTATGTTGTTACTGATGGAATGGAAAATTGCAGTAGGACATTTACTCGTAATCGTATTAAGGAAATGATTCAATCTGCTGAAAAGAGTTATAATATTAAGGTTATTTACTTGGCTGCTAATCAGGATGCTATTCTTGAAGCAGAAAATATTGGAATTAATGCAGGACAGGCTATTAATTATTCTGAGTCGCGTGAAGAAACGGAGGCCGCTTATCGTAGCGCTGCTGCTATGGTTGGTCGTCATCGTAGTGGAGGACGTGTTGAATTTCTACGGGCCGAACGTATGGCATCTCAGTCTAGTACATCTACAACACCACCACCAACTCGTAGTGTAACGTCAGTTGATTATCCTACTAGACCTCCACCAATTCTTCGTCAGAGTACAGAACATAGGATGCCTTCTTCTGCTCGTTAAATTGAATTATAACTTAAATAACTAGCAAATGACAGCCAAGCCACTAATGGAATTAATAAATATGATGATTTTTTTTTGAATTTATGCAATATTAAATAAACTGTTAAACATATTGTTGCTAATATATTTAAAAAAGCAAACATTCGATTATTTGCATAAAATATTGACCATGTAGACAAAAGTAATGTTAATAATAAATAATAATTCGTTAATTTTGGTCTTAAAGTCCAAGAATATCCTATTAATATTAATAATATAGGCCATACTACACCAAATACCCAAGAAGGAGGTCTAAATGGTATATCTTTTCCTACTTCTCGTCCTATTGGATAAAATACTCCTACTAAATATACACTCAACATAGGTAATAATAAATATAAATAATTCATTATATATATTTATTGTTATTTAAAAAAATCATATATTACTTTAGTTATAATTGAAGACAAACAATGCAAATGCTTCGATTATACCAATTTAGAAACATGTGGGCTAAAGATAATCTCTCAAAATTCTCTAACTATTAATCAAATTTTTTTTTATATTTAATATATATAATGTCAAAAAAAAGCAAATATCCTGAAGTTAGTGTATACAGTGTTTTACCTAAACCAATTATTCAAACGCGTAGTATGGCACAAACTCAACCAAATAGTATTAATTTAGATGATGCAATACAATATTTAAAAACTTTACCAGAAGAAGAACAAAAAGTATTTAATCATCATTTAATGCAAATTATTAATTTAAAAGATAAATTCCCAAATAGTCCTGCAATAGATACTGTTATGGAACATCATATTAATAAAGGGGCAAGTGGTAAAACAAAAAGAAATAAAAGAAATAAAAGAAAAAAAAGAAAAACACTAAGAAAAGGCAAAAAATAAATTTATATTTAAATATATATTATGGATCCTCAAGAACTGAAAAAAATAGATTTATATTCATATGAAAAAGTATATGATGATGATACAGTTGGACCGGCTACTCCACAGTCAAATCCAAAAAGAACTAGAAGTCCACCAAAAAGTCCTCCACCAAAAAAAACAAAAGCAAGTAGTAAAAAAAACCCAAAAAAAAGAAAAACAAAAAGAAAAATTAAAAAACCAAAAAGAACAAAAGCAAGTAGTAAAAAAACCCAAAAAAAGACAAACAAAAAGAAAAATTAAAAACCAAAAATTAAAAAACAAGAAAAAATATATAATTATGTAATTATGTAATTATGTAATTATATCAGGAATATTTAATACATTTATATCTTTATGCAAATTCCAAACAAAAGGAAGATGAAAATATGTATTAAAATAATAATCACATTGATATTCTGATTTTTTTGTTACTTAGTGTAATAAATGCGAACCTAATATTTTAGTATAAATTAAATATATTTATAATAAAATATTTATAAATATTAATGAGATATACTAGAAAAAAATTCAGTATTTATAATGCATCTCCTGGACTTGAAAATACCGAAAAATATGGAACTAGAAAATACTCTTCAAAAAAAAAGAAAGAATTAGAAAAATTATATAGTGAATTTACTAAATTACACAATAAAAGAAAATTAAAAAAAAATGGTACTGTAACTATTAGAGGTAAAAAAAGAACCTGGACTGTAAGAAATAAAGCCAAATCTAGATAAAAAAAAATCTAGATTTGTGCTGAGTGGGATTCGAACCCACGAGACCGCAGTCATACGAACTTGAGTCGTACCCCTTAGACCACTCGGGCATCAGCACTCAAAAATAATAGCGGGAAGAGAAACCTCTGCGCCATCCCGCTATAATATATTATAAATATAATATATCTTTAAATCAATTTTTTTTAATTATTAATTAAATTTTTGTAATTATTATAAACTAAAGGCACACTTATACCTGTTGCTATTGAAATGAAATATAATATTTTATAAATTTTCCAATCATACTTTATATATATATCGCTCAAATCCATTGTTCCTTTTGTTACAATAAAACTCCACAATAATTTTATCATTATTGCTGTTGCCGTATGTTTATATTCTATTTTTAACGCTGGATAATAATACATATAAATACATGGTAATGTATGCAATACAAAATTACCTACATGAAATTCTAAATAACTATATCCATTCTTTATTCTTATTCTTTCAAAAGTTGTATTATCTAATAATATAGATGAATTAAATGTTATTAATATTATCCATGATAAACAAGTATTTATTGCATATAAATTATATATATTTACATTGTAAATATTTATAAAAAAAAATGCTAGATTGTAATTTGTTAAGCGATTTAATTTAAATGTATTTGAATTTATTTTCATTAAATTATTTATTTTATTTATTTTTAAATTGATTTTTTTCCAATTTTATATTTAACTATATAAAAATGCCACTAACTAAACAACCAATCATCATATCATTTGATGGTAATATTGGTTCTGGTAAGTCAACTATTGTAAAATATTTCCAGAAAAATTTCGAAAAATTCTGTAGGCTTAAAAAATATCACTATAAAATCTGTTTTCTAGAAGAACCCGTTCATATTTGGGAATCTATCATTGACTCAAAAGATGGAAAAAATATTATAGAAAAATTTTATGGTGATAATGAAAAATATGGCTTCGCTTTTCAAATGATGGCATACATTAGTCGTCTCTCTTTATTTAAAGAAGCACTTTCAAAAGATTATGATATCATATTTACTGAAAGATCTATCTTTACTGACCGACACGTTTTCGCTAAAATGTTATACAAAGACAATAAAATTAATGAAATTGAATATCAAATCTATAATAAATGGTTTGATGAATTCTCTAATTGTGTTAACAAAATGAAAATTGTTTATATTAGAACCACTCCCCAAATTAGTTATAATAGAGTTAAAAAACGTGCTAGAACCGGAGAATCTATTCCATTATCTTATCTTCAAAATTGTCATTATTATCACGATATTTGGCTTTATTCACCCGATCTTATTGAAAAGGGTAATGTATTAGTTATCGATGGTAATCAAGAAACTAATACTAGTATATTTATTGATAATAAATATTATGATAATCTTATAGAAAAGGTTTTTAATTTCTTGTCAAATTAAAGAACTTACTCACCTTTCATAATTTGGTCTAATTAACCATTCCATTTGGACATACACATTTTTTAATTTATTATACCCTTCTTCTGCTACTCCCATAACTATTAAATTCTCCGTTGAATTCACTATTCTAAACAAATTTTTCATTATTTTTATCATCAAAAATCTATATTCTTCACTTAAAATTTTATAATATTTATTATACAAACGACTTACTTCTAGCACTTCTTTTTCATTATTTATTATAAAATAACTTAATTTTCTAGCACAACAATTAGTATTTTTACCTGTAATAGTTTCTAATTTTAATTCTATTATATTTCGTATTTTACTTATATATCTTCTTTGATATGTGTCTCTTTTTACAAAATATAATATCTTTATTTGTAACTCTTCTGGCAATCTTTTAAATATTGTATTCATCATTCTTCGCTGTTTAAATCCTCTCCATAATGATTGAATCTTTAATGCAAAAATATTTCTATAATACTGACAGTGATTATTACAATACAATTTTTTTTCTACCATATGTAATTTCCTACATTTTTTTAAACATATTTTATTATTTGATACATTTCTACATTGACACCGAATTGGTTTTTCAAAACTTTTAATCATTTATTTAATTGGTTTATAATATTTTTAAATATTTAGATATATATATATTATTATGGTTTTTTGCCACACTATTATGTGTAAATATAATTTAAATAATAGGTCTGATACTAGAAAATTTTTATTAAAAAATCATCCCGATAAAGGCGGAACTATTCCTGGTGATGAATTTAATAAAATATTAGAATGTTATCAAGATGAAAAATATTGCTATCCCAGTGAAGATAAAACTTCATTTACACCTCTTAAAGTTACTAAGAAAAATAGAACTAAAATATTTAATTGTATGCGTAAAACAGCCAATTTTGGTAAAATTAACATGAATCACAAATTTGATAAAGCCATTTTTAATCCAGAACAACTTAATAAAGATATGGTTGATGCATCTCCTAAAATAGTTCAATTATTAAATAATATTAAAAAGTTGGATGAACTCGATCAAAAAAATCATGGCAAAAAATTTAAACATTTCATATTCTCTGATGTTAAAGAAGGAGGATATGGTGCTAAAATATTATCATCTGTTTTTGCTGCCAATGGCTTCAATAATGTTATTAAAGCACGAAAAGTTCCTAAACAAAATAGACTCAAATTATATATTGATACTCCTAGCAGTGAAAAAAACTTTGGACTATTATGTTCTAATTCTATTTATGGTGCCACTTTTAATGAAAAAATAAAAAAAGAACTTCTCAAATTATTTAATGAGAGACCATCTAATATACATGGACAAAAATTAAGATTTATCATATTTGATAGTGGCTTCAAAGAGGGTATTGACTTATTTGACGTTAAATACGTTCATATTTTTGAACCATCTATGACTATTGCTGACCTTAAACAAACTGTCGGCAGAGCTACTAGAACTTGCGGCCAAAAAGGACTCGACTTTCAACCTGGTATTGGCTGGCCTTTATATGTATACAATTATTACTTAACTGTTCCAAGTATTACACAAGATTCTATTAGTTCAGGAAATTTTATTACTAATAGTATATTCAAACCAAAACAAGGCGAAACTGATTCTGATGTATTAATATTTAAAGATGTTGAAAAATTTAATGACGCAACTATGCTTTATAGTGAATTTGATAAAGCAATGAATAATTTATCAAAACAACTATTTGAACTCGCCCCTACATTAGCCGTGGATTATGAATTAACTAAAAATTTACATAATGTTGATGATCTAAATTATGAATTTATGGAAAAAGATTTCTACCTTAAAGGTGGTGCTAAAAATGTTTTTAAAAAAATTAATAAAAAATCTAAATATTACAAAATTGAATTTATTAATTGTAAAGGTAAATGCGGAAAAAAAAATACCAAGGATATTCCGGTTAGCACTGATTTCCTTAAACAAGTTTACTACAAATATAATCATCCTAGAAAAAATATACCCAAAACTAATATGCGTCAATACTTTTGTGATTATATGAGTAAACATACTAATGCTGACATTTATTGTGCTCAACTCAATAAAGAATGGGCTGCCAGATACGCTTATGTTCCTGAAATTGTTGAAAAAAAGAAAAACGTTAATAACATTAAAAAAGAACTTGATAACATTGATTTAGAAGCTGAACAACAAACACCCGAAGAAATTGCTATTGAAGATGCTGAATATGATATCCTTGAATATTCTGGTAAAAATACATCTTCTTCTTCAATGATACCAAAAAACAAATTAAGTTTTGTTAAAATGAGAGATTTTATTAAATCTAATTACAATACTAAAGAATATAAATGGGAACCACTTGTTGTTGAAAATAAATGTATCCCTAAACCCGGAGAGAAACCCAAATCCACTTCTGATGTTGAACTTAATCCTACACAAAAATTTATTACTACTTACTTTTGCCCTGAATCTCCTTATAAAGGTCTTCTATTATGGCATTCTGTCGGTACTGGTAAAACCTGTTCTGGTGTATCAATTGCTTCTACCACTTTTGAAAAAGCCGGCTATAGTATATTATGGGTTACTAGAACTACATTAAAAAGTGATGTTTGGAAAAATATTTTCGATCAAATCTGTCATTCTATTATTTTACACGAAGTTAAAAATGGACTTGTTTTACCTGAAAAAATTAATCAACGCAAAAAATTATTAAGTCAAAATTGGCTCCAACCTATGTCTTATAAACAATTTAGTAATTTATTAACTGGAAAAAATCAGATTTATGATATGTTAAAAGCGAGAAATGGCACTACTGATTTACTTAAAAAGACATTAATCATTATTGATGAAGGCCATAAATTATATGGAGGTGACCTCAAACATACTGAAAGACCTAATACTGATGTTATGGAAAAATTAATTATGAATAGTTACAAAAAATCGGGTAATGATTCTTGTAAATTATTAATTATGACTGCTACTCCATTTACCAATAGTCCTCTTGAATTATTTAAATTAATGAATCTTTTTATGACCAATGAATCTGAAAAAATCACTACTGATAAAGATGAATTCAAAAAAGAATATATGACATCTGAAAATATTTTAAGTCAAAGTGGTGCTAAAAATTTAGCCAATAAATTATCTGGTTACATTAGTTACTTAAATAGAGAAAAAGACCCTACCCAATTTGCTCAACCTATTATGATTAATGTTCCCGTTTTAATGAGCTTTGTAGATGATAATTTGAGAGATGCTATATTTTTAAAGAAAGAACTTTCAAAACTTGATGAATCAGTTCAACAACAAATTGTTATATTAAAACAAAAAATTTCTACTATGAAAACTGAACTCAAAAAATCTAAATCTGAATTTACATCATTCAAAAAACATGCTAAAGATGAATGTAGTAACTTATCTGGAAAAGAGAAAAAAGAATGTAATGAGAAATTTAAGAAAGAAATTGATGAAATGAATACCAATTTACAAGACCTTATTAGCAAAATTAATAATTTACAAGATGAATTATATAAACTTAATCTATCTAATGATACTAATAAAGCTGATTTAAGGAAACTTAAATTACGACTTAAAGAAATTAAAAAATCACTTATTCAAGAATATATGCTTTACAAACGATGCGCTCATCTTAAATATATATCTATTGCCAAACCTAAATCTCACAAAAAAGCCAAAACTCTCTCAATTAAGCTGTCAAAAAATAAATATTCTACCAGAAAAAATAAAAGTATTTAGATATATATATATAATATGACATCCAAAGAAGAATCTAAAAGTAATATTATCAAAATTGAACAACGTGATTTAAAAATTATAGATGAAGAAATTGATAATTTACAATTTCAATTAACGGATTTCCCACCAACCACATCTAAAGAAATTGAAAGATTAAAAGATGAAATAAATAAAAAAATGGCTATAAAAGAAGAATTACAGGCAAAAATAAATAAACGTACTGTGAGAGGTTTTAATG